TCGGAGATTCAATTACTATAACCGGTGGTGTTTGTGATGTTGACACCATCACTTGGATCGACAATCCGTCCGATGTAACAATTGTTTTTTCCACTATAGCCATATTAGGGATAATGGCTATTTTTTAAATTATATCGAATTTGATCCATTCACAATCATTTTTAGAAGTTTGTGTCTATCCATATTTTGGCAATTTACTAGGTAATTAAAATACATAACATCATACCACAGATAAAAATTTTTATCTGTGGTATGATGTTATATTTTTACATTCTCAAAATGATATGATAAATATATACTTTTTAACCACAAAATGACTTATGGTAAATTAGCCAAACTGGCCAACCCCCCCGTTAATTTTAATAATACCGAGTTAATTGGACAGGGTGGATATGGTAAAGTTTATCGTTGTGTTATTGGAGATATAGAGATGGTTTCAAAAATTGTAACAGAATCAGATTATGGTGGAATTAGAAATATTAATGAAATTGATATAATGTCAAAACTACGACATCCTAATATTATGGAATCAAGAGGTGTTAAAACCATATTAGATGATTCCAGTGAAAAGTTAACCAATTCGGTTGTTATTTTCATGGATATGGCGTTTTGCGATTTACATGTATATATCACTGAACATAACCCATTAATCGACGAAAAAACTAAATTATTATATGATACTGCTCAGGGATTATCATTTATGCATATAAATAATATTCTACATCTAGATATTAAGGCTGGAAACATTTTAATATTTAAAGACCGTAAAGGTGTAACTGCTAAATTAACAGATTTCGGTAACTCAATCACGGTTGGATCGGATGGGATTCATGAGAGATCGATGGCATTGACAACTATAACATACAGAGCACCTGAATTATTTATACCCATTATCATACACACAAAATATTCAGATATATGGTCATATGGGATACTTGGATTATTTGTTATAACAGGAAAGGTGACATTTGATAAAATCGATAATGTTAGACAGGATATATATAATAAGTTTTCACCAAATGGAAGATTATATATCGAACAAACCGTTCATGAATATTTAGCAGATTCTGATATGTCTCGAAAATATATCAATTTATTATGTAAAGCCTTAGTTATCAAACCATCCAACAGAATAAATACCCAAATGATTATAAAAGACCCCCTTTTTAATCATATTGGTTCTGGTTGTATTACCTCAGAACCTTTAAATATTACCATAAATAGTAATGTAGTAGATGCTGGTATTATGCATCCTATGGTCGATCGACCGATGAAATATGATATTGTTCAATATCGAGCTTTTGATTTCATGTTGAGAGGATTAATTCAATTGGGAGATTCGATACAGACAATATTTTTAGCAGGTGATCTTTATCAGAGAATCCTTCATTCATTGGATATAATTTTAGATGGTAGGTCCCTATCTGACTCATTCCCCCCCAATCAATCTCCCTCTAACTCCAAAAATAACAAATGGTCTATTGTTTCATGTGTGGCCATGACATGCTTACTAATAGCTCATAAGATGATTGAACCAACTGTACTTGGGATTGATAATCTTGTTACGATGTGTAATCATGAATTTAGTAGTGATAGTGTAAGGAGGACGGAGGAAATAATAATAGAGACATTTGGTGGGATTTTATATCGTAGAAATTTGTATATGACTTCAACATGCCATCATAAAATGACTGTGGCATTTGACAGTTTGTATAATTGTTTTTCTTATCACCGCCTTGATTTAGATAAATGGGAAGAAATGTCCCTACCTCAATGTGGTGACGATTGTGTATCTATAGCAGGCAAACCCTTTGATTTTATTTACAACCAAACCTATCATCATAAGATATCTACTGGTATTATTAGGATTGATACTAACGATTATGTTGAATACATATATCGTCACCACTTGAACGATTTTACGGAGGATGTTAGTATGATATAGAGATTGTGAGTAAATATTCCAAATTGATATTTGGAATATTTTCATTTAGAAACAAAGTTGAATATCTGGTTTCGTTTTATATGGAGTTTTAAATATACATATATGTATATATATAATGTCCTCTGCCACATCATGGGTAAAACCCCATTGGTACAACCTTCTATGTAGATCTGACGAACGAATTGGAATCTCGGATAAAATCGGAGTACTTGCTAGTTCGGGAACCACGTCAAATGTACATTTTGACGTGGCTGTAGCTAAAGAAAAACACCAATTCAGGCAAAGAGGATTATTAGATGATTATCCATCAGACACTCTGACCAATCATTTACTTGTTAATGTTGTAACATTGGACAAGAAAAGATACTTCGCCATATTTCCTTCCCATTTGGAGTTTGCTAAATATCAGGCCAATTTGGACATAGACAAGAAATGTTTTTTTGAAACTATTTTGGGAGATAGAAGTCAGAAACCACATTTCGATATTGATATTGATGTTGGAAAATATCCGGATGTCATTGGTGATGATGTCGTGAATAATCTGGTGGACGCAATATTTGAAATTTTATCAGGATCAGATGTTGAAATCAAGATAGAATCAGATTTGTTAGTATTTACCAGCCACGGTCCTACCAGACAGAGTTATCACATTGTTATAGATCATTACATGCATCTCAACAATTTGGAGGCGAAGGCGTTTTATCACAAAGTTCTCGAAAAGATGGATCCTGAACTATCTGATTTTGTCGATCCAGCTGTATATTCATCTAAACAGCAATTTAGAATTGTGGGTAGCCAGAAGCCAAGATCCGGTCGAATCAAGACTCTATCCGAGAAATGGACTTATCACGACGAAGAGATAGTATATCAATATGTTCGAGAACCGAGGGACGATCTTCATAAGATGTTATTGCAATTAGAAGCGTCATTGGTCAGCCATACTTCGAATTGTTTACCTCTTCCCAATTTTATCCAAGTTGATGATAATGGACGTGTTCTCGGTAAATCAAGTGATTCATATTTTGAAGAAAACCTATCTCGTGATATTGCGATGAAAGCATTGAAGTTATTGGCGGAGACGGCTGGATTGTCTATTAATGATAAACGTTTTCCATATCGTCTCATCGGTGTTTCTGGTGGTATTATTTCATTGTTGAGGGTACATCCATCCAGATGCAGAATCTGTAACAGGATTCATGAAAATGAAAATCCGTATTTGTTTATTATTGGAGCTGAATATACAGTATTCTTTAATTGTCGACGTAATAGAAAGAATTTTCTAGTTGGTAAATTAGGTCCATCCCAAGATAATGAAGAAGTTGATGAAGATGAAGATAAAGATGAATCTAACACGTCTTTATCCAAGAAATCTCCAACTAATGATATAACACCCCCCAATATAAGTGTATCGGGAAATACTATTGAAGTTGTTTCTACATTAGCTTCGTCTAAATCATCTGGATTGAAATCAGTAGCGCCGAGAGATCGGACAAACAAAGACATATCAGATGAACATCTTGCTAGAATTCTCAAAAAAATGGAAGACGCTATGCCATGGCCATAATAATATATAGTAAATATAAAATAATCATCAGATATAATGATTATTCTTGGTATTATAAAACAATCATTATGTCTAATAATTATTTTTTGTAATGAAAATAATTAGATATGTATAATACAAACAGCGGCGACGAAAGTCGTCCACTTGACTTTAATAGATTGGCTTGGTTTGTATCGGGTCTCATTATCGGGAATACATTACATACATTAACAACCTTAGTATTGCTCTTGTCATGGATAGTAGTTACAAATGAACCTTTACCTACAATGTTGGGTGGATATTATCCTCAAAATATCCTGAGAAACATATTCGAATACATCAATTCCAAATTGAAACGAAGAAACAGTAATATTGACACAGTCAATAAAGTCGACCCTACATCAAAATCAAACGATTTAAATGAACCCCAATTACATCCCCAATCTCAATTTCAATTACAAGGTTCTTCAATTGTAACTATACCTCTTAATACTATCCCTATGATGATGGCCACACCATTTAGGGCAAATGATGAGCCCCGAATAGTTGAACAATGACTAATGGTTGATTTGGATATTAATTAGAATCTTCAGACGATGGTATTAACTACTGAGGGAGTGATAGATATGGTAAAAAAATAGAAAGGTATGTATGCATTATTATTGATTTCTTCTGATTCGAAAAATGAATATGAATTGTTCGATTCCCTAATTTCAAAAAACATTATCAGGCTCACACCACCAATTAAAGTCTTTTATTATATTATGGTCAAACCGGGGGTTACTACTCTGAGAGGAACAGTTGCATCGTCAGGTCCAGCTATCGGTGATGTTACTACTATAGGTATGTTACCTATGGTTAATGTGGGACAAGCTCGAGTTATAATGGTTGAGAGTGCGTTTGACGCATTCACCCATCCAGATGGAAGTAAGCTTCTTTCTCCCGATCAGATCGAAAAATTAATTCAAATCAAATTGGCAAATGGTCGTGATTTTTTTGACATTTCGACCGAAGTTAATCAATTTTATTTATTTAGTTTGGTTGGGGATATCAATGAAAATGGATTCGATGCTACTTTCAATGACTTGATTGGTGGTCGGGATGGAAAAGGTGATCCTTTTATGGATCGTGGCGATTATTATTTCAATGTGTCCCTAAATATGAGGGAAGCACGCCATAAGGCCCAAATCGATTCTGAAATCTATCGGGATAAGGTTGACGTGTCCGATGGTGCATTTACATGTTTTAAATGCAATAGTAAAAAGACTATCGCAGTTGAGAAGCAAATGCGCAGTGCAGATGAACCAATGACGGTCACTGTTATATGTGTTGAATGTGATAACACTTGGCGAGGTTAAATATATGCTATGTATATACTATTATATAATAGTATATATATTTATTTATTTCTCGACACTATCTACCTTTATTTAGGGAACCGAATGATATTTCCCTCCACTTCAACTAGGAATGTCATCCTATCGCTTATTGACTCTGCGTATTTATAAATATCATATCGACGTTCACTCACAAGTTGAAACCACAGACCTAAACCCTCTATACCCTTAAGAGAATCATCCGAATAGATACGTTCTTGGTCCCGATCTGCGAATGCGATAATATCACCTGATCGAGTTCTAGTCTTAATAGTAATGGGTAATGTAGTCCTATATTCGCTAGCCGAGTGAACACGATACGTTTTCATGGGAAGGTTGCTATTTTCTTCATCGTATAAGATAGCGATGTGTTCTTTAAGAATCTTCTCGTAGTTCTTATCAACGTCGTCTCCATTAATTAGAAATACTCTTTCATAAGCTATATGTTCGTCCAATACTAGTATTGGACGAAGACATGATTAGAGGGGATATTGGAATCGGGGGTTGTGTATACACAACCCCAACCTATTTAGATACGTGTTGTGTGATTACCATGATCTATATAATAATTAAGTCATCAGTTTTGGGATAAAATAGGGAAATTTTGATAAAATCACAAAAAAAAAATTGCGATTTATAGACCAGTTCACCGGTATCACCAGTCGTGATCTTTTCAGGTAATATATTTCAATCAGGTGATTGAAATATATGATATTTTCACTTTTTGGTGAAATGTTGACGGAGACGATCTGCTAATATCTGCTTACCCCCCCCTGATGGTAACCCTAGAGATTTGAGAAATTTTTCTAACTGAATTTTTGTATAAAATTTATCCCTTGCTTTCCCTCTCTCACCTGACACACGAGCGAGATCTATATCAATCTCACCAACGACCGATTTCTGTTGTGATGTAAATGCCTCGGCCGTTGGTAATGATTGTATTTGTGGTCTAGATACACTTCCCAGTGGTGTTCCTACTACTTCGGATGGAAGATTAACTTGACTAAATTTACTCGGAGATAGAATTGGAGATGTTAGGATCACCCCTTCAGGTTCTGATACCCGCGATTTAGGCAGTTCAGGGAGTGACATCGGCTTAATTTCAGGCTCAACTATGTTTAATGTAATAGGAACACTTGGATCTATTTTAGATCTTGGTGGAATTATATTTAAGATTGGACCTGACGGGATATCCACCCCTGATACACTAAATGGTTTATCCATTGGATTAGGTGAGGGTTGAAATGTCGATACTGGTGGAGAGAATTTTTGTGGAACAAACCCACTCGATCCGGGTGTCATTTTTCCAATTTTTATTGGAGATATCGTTCCGGTAGATTGAAACAAACCCGGTGTATCACCCGGTGGTTGAAATGAAGCTGTTGGTTGAAATGAAGCTGTTGGTTGAAATGAAGCTGTTGGTTGAAATGAAGCTGTTGGTTGAAATGAAGCTGTTGGTTGAAATGAAGCTGTTGGTAGTTGAACAGGTGGTGCTGTTGGTAGTTGAACAGGTGGTGCTGTTGGTAGTTGAACAGGTGGTGATGTT